AGATCCCTTGCAGTAGATGCTTTGTTCGCTAGGATGGCGATATTAACATTATCGTTAAAAACGGCGTAGTGGAGCAGGTAGGATACGCAGGTGGTTGATTTGCCAGTCTGCCGTGGCATCTTACAAATGTTAAATCTATTTTCGTGGAAGTTCTTTACAAGTTTCTCTTGAAATGGATACATTTCAAACGGAACAAGACCATGATCCAGAGAAACAATCTTGATATAATTCTTTGCAAAATAAACAGGATCTTCCTTACACTTTAAGAATTCAATGATTTGTTCTTCAGTGAATTGTATTTGTGTATTTGCCCTTTTCAGGTTTGGATTTCCCAAATAGATATTATCAGACATAGTTGTTACCTACTAATTTCTTCCCAGTCCATTGATGCGTGAATATCTGCACCATTAGCATCAGCAGCACATACAATAGAAAGTTCATAAGGTGTTCCAGTTAGTGCATCTCTTTCTAACTGGAACTTAAATAGTGCTTCTTTGAGAATATCTACTGATGTTGAACCTTGATTGGAACCATATGTGTATCCAGATGCTAGTATTCTTCCTCCAGTATAAGTTCCTCCACCAATCTTATATTCAACAGCACTATCCCCACCAGCATCAGTCCAAGTTCCACCATTAGACGTTCCACTTGCTCTTACTTGCCAGTTATAGGTTGCATTGTTTGTAATACCTAAAATAGAAAGTGCAGTTAGAATTACAATTGCATCTAATCTATTTGGCGTTTTTTTAAGACGAATTGATGCAACTGTATAATAAGTTCCTGCTGTTGTTAAGTCAACTGGTGTTTGAACTGGTGTTCCTATTGCTTGCTGCAATCCGCGAAGTTCATATCCACCTTCTGAAATTACAGTAGAGCAAACTTGTTTGAGTGTGCTTGCACTAGTCGTAATTGCCGTATTAGCAATTTCATATCTTAATGGTAGTGATGCTGTTGTAATGTAAGTTGTGTTAATTCTATTTGCGTGATGAAATGAATGACAATGAATAAACTTACCATCAACTACAAAACCCAATCTAACTGTTCCAAGTCCCAACCATTCAATATCCATCCAAAGAATTTGTGCCTTACTAATATCTAATGTGACCTCTGATGGATTGCGGTGCCCTGCACCAAGCATCGTATCAATATTCCAATCTGCTTGTGCTACTCTTGTTTCTGTTGTAATTCCCGGAACATAAGTTCTTTCTACAAAATATAAACTACTTCCATCAAGTTCCAGATACATTCCATTGTCTGCACCAAAGTATCCTACTCTTTGGCGAAGATTTTCTTTTGCTGGGTTCATTACAAAAGTAGTTAAAATTTCTAATGACTTTCCCGGTTGATATGAGAATACTTTTGTCGTTTCTCTGATGATTGATGCGGTGCTTCCAACACCAACAGTTAAATTTACTAAACCTTGTGCAGTTACAAATCCAACTGTTGAACCAGTACCAACAACTAAACCACTCCAAAGATTATTGTCCCTGTATCTGTGGGAACTATCAAATAAGGTAAGAGGTTGAGATATTCTTTGCCTACCAAATGCGTCAGTTGCTATTGGTGGTAATTCAATATCAACAGTTCCAGAAACAGGAAATGGATTTGTGGTGCTGACTGGTGAATTGTTGAGGTTGATTGATACTTGCCCAGTTGTTCCAATACCTACAGTATTCAGTAATGTAGAAATACCGACTGGAAGATATGGAGTTGTTAATGTTCCACCTGTCCCAACTTCAACTATGTGATTATGAATTGGATTATCTGGAGTGCTTGTAACTGTTACTATTCCTGGAATTGTAATACTACCATTAATAGTAATATTGGAACTTCCAAGAGATACTGGAAATGGATTGTCAATAGTAACTACTTCGCCATTCTTATTGGCAATCATATTGACTTCAAAAAGGGTTCTTTCCTGATTCAGAAAGTCCTGTTCATTTTTATTAAATTGTGCCATGAATCAATCACTCCATGATAATCTTTCTGGTCTGTATCTTTGTGCGTTTTTAATTTTTATAGAAGTAGATTCTACTGGGTATATATTATGAACAATCGCTCCGGGATATTCTCCTTGTAGTTGCTCTGCAAGTTGATTTTTATCCATCATTTTTCCTTCAACTTCCATACGATATAATCTTCCTTTCCAAACTACATCAGCAAGAAAAGATTCGTTTGCCGTTTCTGGTTCGGAAGAATTCATATAAAGATTGCCGTTAAAATCTCCGGCAATATTGATGCTTTCTGAAATAAACTGTTGAAATGATTTCATTTTAGTTACAGTTCCAGCGACGTAGTGTTTTATTGATATCTGAATCCGGATTTCTTGCAGTTTTTGCAGAAGTGAGTTTGTCCTTCATTCCAGACATACGACTGCAGAATCTTTTACGACGCCCTGCCCTTTTTCCTTTTGGATTCTTTTCAGTTACTGCAGTTTGAAGTTTTGAACCTGGATTTTCTTTACGATAAGCATTAACTGCTTTTTGACTTAATCCATCGGTCTTATCTTTACGATTTACTTTTTGCCAATCTTCAGATAATCCAAATTCTACTCTCCAATTTGAGTATTCGTAAGAATCTGCAAGAGGTAATGAAGGTCCAGAAAGTTTTCTTTGTGCAGCAGCTTTTTCATTTGGGTTAGTAGTTCCCGTTGCAAGATTTCTAATTTTTGCCTGTTTTTGTGCCTGTTTATGACCAGAACCGATTTCAAAACTAATTTCTTCACGCATACCACGATATATTTGTGCAGCTTGTTTAAGAGCACCTATTTTTTGAGAATCTGGTAGTTTTCTTTTTCCAATTGCTTTAATTGCTGTACTAAATCTTTCAATATTTGGGTTATCTGCTGGAGAATCAGTACCTGCAACCTGCTCTTTCATTTCACCACTATCAACATAATCCGCTGCAGTATCAAGATAATCTGCTGCTTTAGTAATTTTTGATTGAACCCATGCTTCTATATTTCCTTCACCTTTCATTTTTTTCTTAAGTCTTTTTACTGCAGATGCAATAGTTGAGAGTTCTGATCTTGCCATCGAATGCTCATGATCATAAGATTCTGGAAAGTTTCCTGGATGAGGCGAATTTGCATGATAATCTTTACCCAAAGTTTTTGGTAAAGAATACATATCCCAGAATTTTGGACCATACTTACACTCTGAACGAGTCTCATCTTTTTGACATTTGGGGCAATATCTCATCATTCCATTTTCTTCCTTCACTGGAACGCAATTTGGAACCTCTTTACCATTTTTTTTCTTTTTACCAACCATCTGATATCCCTTCCAACAAGGATCTTCACCTTTCATTTTTTTTCCTTCAGTAACATCCTTATATTTTTTATGCGATTTCTTTGCTGAGGATTCCATTTTTTTTAGTCGTGTATAGTAATCGGGAATTTCATCAAGATGTTGAAGAGCAATGTCAGTAGCAAGATCCTTATCTTTTGTGTGTTCATGCTCAATAGGAATTCCCATTTTAAGTTGATTCTTCACAAAAGAAACTTCAAGGCGATGTTTCTTAGCAATTTGCTCAACTGTTTTATGGGACTTTAACTTATTCACAGAATTAAAAAGTTACTCTTTATTATTTAGAAAACCTTGCTTGAGTAATTTTGATAATTCTGAAGTTGAACCAACAAAAATAGCATTATTTGTAGTATTAGTTGTCGTTTTGATAGTATCTTCTTCGACTTCTTTAAGTTTTTTCTGCAAATCTATTAATTTATCTGTTACATCCCCAACACTTTTTATGAGTTGTCCAGCAACTTCATATGCTCTTGGACTTCCACCTTCTCCAGCAAGTTCCATGATTCCATTAATTGCCTCTTGCCCCTTTTCAATTAAAGAGTATAAATTAGCACGAGTGTACTCATAATCTTTTTGAATGTCATCTGGTTTTAATGGAGAAATATCAAGTTGATCATTTACATTCTCTACCTCAACAATTTTACTTTCAATGTTAAAAGTAGAATCCAAATTTTCATAGTTATTTTTCATAATTATTCTTGCAAAGGACCTCCACCGCCAGTTGTGGGGGTGGTGCCACTGCTTTGTGCGTAGTCTATGTCTTGTTGTTGTGTTGGACTATATTCTTTACCATCAAAGAACATCTCTATTGATTCATTAAATCCAAAGTCTTCATATGGTTCAGCATCTATTGGATCGGGAGTAACAGTATATCTCATCTCTCTCTTAGCAGTTTGAGTATCTGTTCCAGTATAATAATCAACTTGAACCTTACGAATAAGTCCATCAGTACTATCAGCAATTGGACCAAAGAGATAAGTTTTTGCTGTAAAGTTAAAGGTATAAATTAATATTCTTCTCGCAGAAAAATCACCTTCATAATCATCAGTAAATAATACACTATCCAAAACAATTGGTATATCTCTTTTTTCTCCAATTGAATCAATTAAATCTACAGTTAAATTGAATGCTGGTTGAAAATATGGTAATATTTGCTCCATAACTTGTAATGCATCATCTTGCAATTTACTAATTAAGTTGAGTTGAAATCCAATATTATATGGAACTGGTAAAAATACCTTTTTAAAATTGTTTCCATCAGATGCTTTGAAAGTTTGAGTAATATTTGCTTTTCTTGATGGATCATATTGAATTGAGGTCATTTCAAATGCAAGTCTTGGTAGAGTCATTGCAATTGGTTTATTTAATTCTGGTTGCTGTTCAATTCTCGCTAAAAACTTTTGAATTGGTCCATAAGCAAGAGGAACTTTTATCTCACTTATATTTTCATCTAATGCATTTTTATGTCTTATATGGATATTATTAAATAGAGTACCAAAAGATATGACAGTTCTTCGTGTAATTTCGTGATAAAAATAATTTCCTAGCATCAGTAAGTACCAAATGGATTTTTTTCTGAGAAATCTATTATTTGTTCAGATTCTGTTTCAATTGTTTTGTTCTCACTATATTTATCATCATTATTAAAAGAGTCAAATGATACGACAACATAAGATGCATCAGAACTATTTCCTGTAATAACTTCCCCCGGATAAAATCCTTTTACACTAACATCATCTATAATTGAAACCTTTAAAGTTTTAGTATCTAAATCCCAAGATTTTACCCTTGCATTTGTTGTGGATACAGATCCAGTTACAATTTCATTAAATTGATAATTAATAATGGAAGTGTTTATACCTAAAGTTGGTGGTGGTGAGATGGTTATAATCGGTACAGAATTATAACCTATTCCAGAATTTGATAATAATATTGTCTCAATTTCCCCTATAGTTGATATTGATGATATTCCAACAGCAGTTATACCAGTACCTAAAGAAGGTGCAGAAAATGAAACTAAAGGTTTTGATATATATCCAGAACCTTTATTGATCATAGTTATATTTGTAATGCCATTTTGGGTAGTTTCTATTGAACATGTTGCTGCTGCACCAACACCACCTCCACCAGTTATTGAAATTGTGGGTGCTACAGTATATCCAGAACCAGGTCTAACTATTAATATATCTTTAATTGATTTAAAGGATCCAAATGATGATGTAATTGCAACTGCAGAAGCATTAGTTCCACCATAAGGTGCTGGGGAGATTGTTATAGATGGTGTAGATGTGTAATTATATCCGTCATTATTCAAGTAAATTTTATTAATATAACCAGTTCCTATAGATGCAGAAGCAGATGCAGGTTCTCCAGATCTGGTTAATTGTATTGTTACAATATATCCCTCACTTTCAATTTGACTATCAATTTCATTAATTGTGGTATCTAATACTTCGTCTTCATATTCAAATAATTCGCATTTTAATTGATATACATAAAGTTTCCCGAGTTGATAGAATGGATCTTCGTGCTCTACAAATTTGACTTCAAATAATCGTTGACCTAATGGAAAGTATACTAAATCACCTTCTCTAGGTCTTGTTTGCAAGTCTATTTCTGGATCATTTTCATCTAAAAATGGAGAAATAAAATCTTCATATCTTTCTCTAGAAATTACTAAATTAATTTCATCTTTTAGACTGACTCCAAATTTAGTTAATAAATCACCTTGCCCAGTATATCCATCATAATTATTTAAATACGCTTCTATTGCAAAGTTATCATTAAATTTTGATGATGAAATTTCTTTTAATATTGTTTCCTTTCTTACAAATTTTCTTGGAATATAAATTACTTCTATTCCATAAAATTTCAATTGCTCATTAATCAACTCTTGAATGAGTCTTTGTTCATTTGGTGATCCTTGTAAAAAAAATGGATTAAGTGCCATTATCC